CTATGCCGCCTCGCCGGCGGCTTCCGCGTTTCCCTGCTCACCCTCAAAATGATGATTGAGTGCAGCGAGGAAGGCGATCGAGCATCCACCAAAATGCTTCAGCTTGAGCTTGGATAGAGCCTTTGCTGCATCGCCTCGCACGGTCAAAAACTCGATGCCTGCGATTGTCGCTTCGATTTCCGTTGCCGACAGGCGCATGAACAGATCGTTGAGCGACTTGCACTGGAGCCGATTGGAGATGGCCGACAGACGGGCCAGTTCGGCAGCGATGACGAGCTCGACATCATCCACAAACAGACGCACCTCGCCGCGCGCCTCGTTACAGGAAAGCTTCCCTACCCGCTCCAGAGCGACCGAAACGGGCTTTTTCTTTACCGCTTTCGCCATGATCAGCTACCTGTATCCTCGGCCTCGAATGCATATTCAGTGACGGTGTTGAAAGTGGCGGAGAATTCCAGCGTATTGGTTTCGTCGCCCGTGAACTGGAAGTTCGAGACCATCCACTGTGCGGTATAGGATCCGTCACTCGGGACGATAACCTGCCCGTTGAATGGCAAATTGTCCCGGACGTAGCCAAGAAACCGGGTCGTATCCGCGCCGGTTACAAATTTACCGGCAGCATCGAAGGAAACTGTCTGCTGTCCTGGTCGCGACGTCTGGACAACCTTGCCGCCAGGGTTGGTGCAAGATGGAACCGTTGTGTCGATCTGTGACGCTCCGATCGTAAACGAACGGGTTTTCACGCCACAAAGAATCTTGAACGCTTCAGGCGTCGCACCGTCGCCGATCTTGAAGAGCAGTACGCGGCCCCACTCCTGGCCATCATTGAATTCATCAGCCATGTCTTTTCTCCATGGGAAAACACCCGACTGGACTCAGCCGGGGATCAGGTTGCTGTTTTGGTGGAATGAGGCGGGTTAACTTGCCCGCTTTTCGATGATCGCCTTGAACTCCAGAACGCCGTGAGACGTCAGGCCGTCCGCATCACGAAATACCTGCGATTTATATTCAACAAGCAGAACAAGCCGCATTGTCGCCAGTTGCAAAGGTGCACCGTCGAGGCATTCTGCAACCGCAGCCATAATCTGGTTAGCTTCGCCAAAACCGACATCATCCGACCAGATATGAATCGACGGATAGAGCGTCCAGGACTTCACGCAAGACATATGATCCCGTAGTGCCGAACCCTCTCCGATCTGGATATAGGGCAACTGCGCATCGGCTGGAACATGATCAAATATCCTGCCGCCAACCAATGCTGTCAGCGGCGTATCAGCTAACATTCTGGCATTGATTGCAATCTGCAGTTCGTCATCGGGACTGGCCATTATTTCTTACCCATCGCCTCTTTGACACCGCGCACGATCGCCAGATGAATGCGCTTTTTCGATTCATCACGCATTGCGCGCCAGTTTGCGAAAATGTGCGGAAACGGCCGCGTAGCGCCATGCGCTCGCTTTACTTTCGTCATGACCACGCGCTTTTTATAGCGCCTGTCACGGTGCGATCCTTCAGCATTGGCTTTCGTGCCGAATTCAAGAAACCGCCAGATATAATTGGCGAATATCCCGGTCGCGTCGGCATCTTTCGTCGGTTGATGATCGCTGCCATTGAGCGTCTTATCCGTCTTGCGGTTACGCAGAAAATCACCTTGCAACGACGATTTATATTCGCCAGTAACATTCTTTGGCGGGCTGACCGCCGCCATTTTCGCCGCTGCTTCCTTGGCAATTGCAAGTTTTTCCTCGGCCGCATATTTGTTCGCCATAGGCGCCATCTGGTCGAGCTTACGCGTCAGAGCTTCACGCCCCTCGATCTTTGCCTTCATTGCCATGAATATTTGGCTCCTCACCGCGTCGTGGCGTGGCGATGAACATCGCCCTGCCCTTGGTCACCGCTAGTTGAGCGCATTCTCGCTTCACATTGAGCGTCATGCCTGACTTGTAGGCGATGCTGAAACTGGGCTTATGCCAGGTGAAATCTTCCGTGAAATGCACCCACGCCATGGTCAGCCTGTGACAACGCCGCTTTCACATGTCAGCGAGATAAATTGGCGGTTTTCTTCCCACTCGACATCGCGAATGTTGAATTTCGTCCCACGTCGCAGATCTCGAAGCTGCCAGCCTGCTGTTATGCGCCGCGTATTGCTGGACACCCGCACACGCACAATCTGTGTATGTCGACCTTCCAGACGGCCCGCCATCACAGCTTCGCCGCCGCGTAAATGGACGAAGGCTGCTCGACATTGAAACTGTTCTGCGAAGGGACCCTCGTAATTTCCCCGCCCATCCCCTGCCGTTTTCGGACGCATATCCAGAGCGACTTTATGAACCAACCGTCCGGCGCTGCGACTATCTGCCATTTACACCCTCCAACTGCCAAGCCCGACGGGGTTCGGTTCTCGCCTGACCATCCGGATGCACTTCGACGCTTGGCCCGTCATCATGATCGACTAGAGACCGAACTGGATATATAACCGACCTGCATGTCAGCTGCCGCCAAGCGTTGCCTATTGCGAAATCAGATGCACCACGCGCTGGAAGCTTTGACAGCACCGCCGCGATCATTCTGTCGGGCACGCTGTAGCAAACACCGTGAATGAGCTGCGGAAGCGATATGTGTGTCCCGCTCCCCTGTTCTGCTCTGCGAAGCAGATGTTCAATCTGTCCCTGATACTGTGGTGGCCTGCCCGTCCCGAGGTAAAAGCTAATGAGCTCGTCCGGCAATCGGGTTAGCCAGCTCTCGGCCTTGCTCCGAAAACCCTCAACCGGCAGGGCGTCGTCTTCCATGACGATGACAGGTTCTACGGCTTGCGCAGCCCATTCGAGCGCCTTGCGGTGCCCCCATAGCGCGCCAAGCCCTACCTCATCCATGATGACATGCGCATCGAGATCGGTGGCAAGCCGTTCGGCCTGCTTTCGACGCGCGTGATGCGCGACAATGCAGATTTTCATGAGGACGCCTTACTTGTGCCGGAACCAGGCATACTCGCGACCTACGCCCTCTCCTTTGAAGACGGTATGAATGCGCGGTCCCGTTTCAATTCTGTCTGCCCATTTGGTGTAGGCGACATAGTTGAACGTCGCCATATCCCCGATTTCATTCCCTGTCCGCTCGACATTCCAAAACCGACGCGCGGCGAGCCACTGCCAGTCACTCACCATATCATGAGCGAAGCCCATGACCGTCCGTCTATCCCCGCCGACGAGACCGGCGTTCAACATCAGTCGATCGGCATTATCCTTCAAGAATGACTGCAGATGGCTGGCTGGATGATTTGAAAACATCCACTGATCGGCAAGGGTCTTGTGTTCGGACCCGACATATAGCTTGCTTGCCTTCATATGAGACCAAGGCTCGGCCAGCATCTCCACGTCCGTACCATCCGTGGCCCATATCCATTGCACCTCCGGATGCTCGCGCAGCCACTGATATATGTGGAGCCATCGCAGGAAATACGGGTTGTGGTTGCTGGGTAACACCTTTTTGATTTCAGCACCTTGCGGGGCCTTCGGGAGATGATCCGCCACAATGACAGCATTGCCGCCTTTGATGCTGTTTGCCCATACAGACAGCATATCCGGCGTTGGCTGCAATCGTGTGCCTCGCTGCGGGTCCACCGCTTCAGTTAGCATCGATGTCAAAACAACATTCACTGGCTCGATCAGCGGCACATAGGCTGTATATCCAGCATCGCGCCGCCTGTTATGAATATCAACATTGCGCTTGACCAAGGCATCACGATCATCTGGATGGACCGAGCGTGTAACGGCCTCGTGCTCATCCATACTATGAATCAGTTTTGCAGATCCGTTCACATCGGCAAAAGCCCACGATGTCAGACCGGCATGGTAAATACGCATCGCCAGATCGGAATGCTCATACATGCCCCGGCCATAAATCCAGTCGAAGCCCCCGACCTTCTCGATAACATCACGGCGGTAATAGAGCATGACGCCGCGTTGACCTGTGTAGGCAACGTGCTGCACATCACTATGCAGAACAGCGATATCTTTAAGCTTTCGCGGACCTGCCAGATCAAGGAACTGATAAGCCAGATGCGGCTCCGGGCTGTCGATATAAGGCCTATGCCAATCATCAGATATCGGCCAAGCGTCGTCATCCCACAGAAACAGCTCAGAGCATCCGGCACTCATCAGTTCGCGCAAGCATGCATTCTTGGCAGCCACTATTCCTTGAGAGACATCGAACCGAACGAGCTTCACCCAGTCAGGAACCGAAACGGGTTGTTTCGATCCGTCATCTACCACCACGACGAATGTACCAACCGGTAAATGCTGTTGATGCTGCGCCAGCGCACTCGCAAGCACTTCCGCACGATTGTGTGTCGTGATGGCAATGCCGATCCGGTTGCCCGTCGCAACATTCGCCGGGACAAAATACTTTCCGTCTATGATGACTTGCATATCAGGCCAACGCTGGATCGCGATATTGATAGATCATGGATGAAACCGACTTCGGAAGTTTGCCGAGTTCCCAGTCCTTTTCAGGATCCTCATCGGTACTGCGATAGAGATATCCAACGAGCATCATTGTTGCTGCTGTGACTGAAGCGGGGACGTTAGAGGCCTCCGTTCCTTCATCATTCAGGCCAAGCACTTCTTTCGCCCTGCCCTTGAGATAACGAATGATCCGTTCCGATGAGGCGGAAATCAGCAAATTCAGCTGTTCGTCGTCATCATCATGATCAATGCGAAGTCCCGCCTTCACCTGGTCGAGCGTGACGAGATCAGGCATCGACTTCTCCCTTTCCGTCATTTTTCAAAGTTACCGGCTTTTTCTGATCATTCACCTTGACCGTGAATGTCTTGCCATCACGACCGCGCTTGACGGCCAGCCGCCAATCTGGACCCGCATCGGGCTTTTCGGAGGTGTCTTTCTGGGCAATCCAGTAATGACCACCCCATGTCACGCCATCGCCCACCTGATAGGCTTTACCTTGCGCAAAAATCCCGCGATCAATGACCACCGGCAAGGTGAAGGCGAATTCCTTGACCCGCTCACCTTTGGTGACTTTGAACGCAAATGACTTTTCGCCATCGTACTCAATAGAAAGATCATCAAAGCCGAGGCCATCGGTGCCGTCTTTTCCGGGCTCGCCGGGCGCACCATCATTACCGACGAACCGACCGAGTTCTTTCACCCGACCGTCGCTCATTGTGGCAACAAGAATGCCGCCCTCCGCGCGGAAAAGGTCTTTCACATCGAGGCCGTCACGGCCCGGCTCGCCCTTTTCACCCGCCGCGCCGTCCTTTCCATTAAT